AAATAATCACCTTTAGTTTGATGATTACCACTACCACCACCAGAGGTATCAATCTCAATCTCTTGTTGTAGAAATTCTGGTACTGATTCACAAGTACTTGTACCTAACAATGGTAACCAGAACGTTTGTTTAGGCGGTCGATGACTTCTACCACAATCCTTATTACCAAACAATGCTTTCAATAGACCCATTATGATGCTGATCAATGAAGACCAGTTCATCTTAGAGAAATCAAATGAGAATAATGATGTAAGTTTAGATATTGCACTCAATCCACCTTTTGCAACGTTAATTGCGGCCATTACCTTCTGACCCATCGCAGAAACCTTACCCATTGCTCCTTGAACCTTGCTTAGAACACCATTAACTGTGTCATCTACCTTACTAGCAAGACCACCAACTACCTTGTCAACAATATTTGCAGAGATACTATCAGCAAAACCACTGATATCACTCATAGCACCACTAATGGCACCTAATATATAATTTCCTTCAAATCCACAGAATAGACCTGTGATAAAACTGGATAATTTGGTTAATGTTTGAATGATACCCAATGGTATAACATTAGTCAGTGCACCCATCAAACTACTAATCATACCTTCCAAGGCTTTGGCTAGTACGTTCTTTAATGCGCTCATAACACCACTAATGGCATTAGAAACATTTGTCTTTATACCCTCGAATGATGATTCAAGTACATCATTCCTCAATTTCTTACCAGTAATGATAGAAATTAAGTTACCATTGCTATCCTTAGCAATAGAACCCGATAACTGACCAAATTCGTTAAGCATCCTCTTGAGATCCTTCTCGAATCCTTTACCTGCTGGTCCTGATAGTCCATCTGCTATGCCTTGAGCATCAGCAGGAACTTTCATTGGGTTTGTGTATACGTTGCCTGGTGCTCTTTGTTCTGCTACAGAAATGATACCACGGGACTTCTCTTCTCCTCCGTTCTCATCTCCTCGCTGTGATCCACCTACAACGTTAAAGGGGGCTCCTCCGTGAACTACGTCTCCTTGTAAAGACTTAGACTGAGGTGACATCTCACTGTCTGGTACTGCTTTCTTATTATCAGCAACGACTGTTGCTCCAGCACCTGCCTCTGAATCTGCTGCTCCGTCTTTACTGTTGTTCTTGAATCCACGTAGTGAACCCATAACAACTGGTAGTTGTGCTTCCTCACCATCAAGGAAGAAACCCAAAACCTGAGCACCGACCTGAAGTTCACACTTCGTCCCAGAGTTTTTAATACCTGCCTGATCCGTTGGGAGCATTGTAACTGCCCAAGGTAGGTCTTCTGTGGGCATTTCTTTCGTATACGCTACCTCACCCGCACCAGTGTACCACCCTATAATACGTACCTTAGTACGTCCTAGGTTCTGAGGATCCTCAATGTCTTCGACTTCACCTACCCACCAGGTGAAACCATCACGTCCCATTACATCGGATCTTCCTATAGCGTCAAGTGTTGCTGGCATTTATGCGTATGAAATCCATCCCGTTACTATATATTTATCTTCTTTTGGTGCAGGAATACCGTGATGCACGTGTGTCCAATCACAGGGCCATATCATAGTAAGTCCTTTCTTAGGTTCTAACTGTATATCTTGATGTACAAAGTTAGTACCACCACCCTCTTCTATATCGTTCAGATAGGTCATCCAGACTAGGTGTCTGAAGGAACTTGTCTTATTAGATCCTACACGTTCAGTGTGAGGTTGAGAGAAGCAAGCACCAGGAATATAGTGTTGAATATTAAAAGGTTCTAGTACCTCTAGGTCTGACATAGCTGCCCAAGGATACTGTTCTGTATATAATGAGACTCCACCTTGTACAGCATCAAGATACTTAACGATACGCTTATCCTTCAACCAAGAAGGAACTGCCATATCCATTGATTGCTTGATAACCTTATCCACCCCTTGTGATGTTTCACCAGGGGTTTTCTCTAGGTAGTCACAGGTCTCGTAAAAATCAAGTACACCGTCACAAATATCTGCATCTATGGTTCCTCCTGCTATAAAGGATTGAACCACTCTAGTAGGTGTTTCTTCAGTCATAATTAATTAGTCGTCATAAACTAAGCATTCTGGTTCGTCTGGATGCTGATCGCAGAATAGTTCTAAGCAGTTAGGATCGTGATGATCTCCTGCTACGATCTCATCGTGATGATGCTCTTCATATTCTATCAAATCGTGTAGCTCTTCCTCAGTGTGTCTTCGTGCTTGAGGTGATGTCTGAGGATCATCAAGGATCTCTTTGTCGTGTTGGATATGTTGTTCTATAGTAGTCATAATTGATTAACTTGGAGTAGTGATACTATCTTTGGATAGGTTTAGTATAGTAGTGACCCCTTCTGGATTGTACTTATGTGTCAGTCCTGTAATAAGGTATATACCTGAGTAAACAGGATCTGGCATAGTTCTCTCCTCTTCTTTTGTTGAAGCAGGGATAACACATTCTAACTGTTGACCTACTGCTAAGGCTACATTACCTGGTACTGTTATGTCAAGGGATATTGCTCTCAGTAACTGCCAACGGCTGAAACTGTAAGCAGATGCCCATATTGTATCGAAGTCCATATTACCAGCACCACCAGTAGAATTTTGGGCGTTGGCACTGTTCTTCATACCAGGAAGAGCACGTATCTTAGTACGTGTAGGTCTCTTGTTGTCAAAGTATATAGTCTTGACTTTGGGATATGGGAACTGATCGTTCAAAATTCCCTCTGCTTTTTTAGCAACTCCAAACACTTTGCTCAATCCCATATGCAATGGTGGTTGGATAGAACCAGATGCACCTTGTTGATCACTAGGATCATCAGCAGGAGCATCACCATCACCAGCAGCAGGTAAATTGCCACTAGTCAAGGCAGGTAACTTCAGTCCCAGAACAGTGTTGCTATAAGCACCAGACCTCATCTTCTCTAGATGATTTGCTCTGTCTGGGAAGTTTAAAGTCTCAATCTTATATGCGTTTAGATCTGATCCACCTACGTTTGCCTGTTCATAGGTGTACTTAGCTGGTCTCTTAGAGCTTGGGTTCCTATTGGAACAAAGCCAGTCTATAGTATGGAAATAATATCCATCTCTGTTCTCATAGAACAGGTATCCAGCAGTATTAGTAACAGAACTAACCACCTTGTCTGAGATATATGCTATACAATCAAATGGTCTCCAAGTCGGAGCTAAGAAGTTGAAATTACCTTTAGATGGTTCATAAGAATACTTCTTACCTGATGACATAAGTTTTTCTTCCACTAGGGTCTTAACGTGGGCTGATCCTATATCATCTTTGAATGACTTGAAGACTTTATTGGTTTCATTATTAATAGTCTCAGGTGACACAGTATAGATTACATACAACTGTGCACGTTCAGACTTAGTAATAGCACCAATCTTAAATATTTTCTGAGTTATTTCTAACTCAACTCCAGGTGAGGAGTCAGTCTCTATGGTTATTTGAATGATCTCATTACCACTGAGACTACTAATAAGGTCAATAGTATCAAAGATTGCTATCTCCATTCTAATAGAAGGAGAATCTATTGACTCAATATAATTCCAACCAGAACAAACCTTCCTAATATCAACAACAGAACCCTTCTTAGGGTTCACTTGATCAGTCTTGGTTGTAGGATCTGAATCATCCTGTGTTACAAGGTTAAATCTAGTTAACTTATAACCTTTTGGTTGTGATGGTAAGTTATCGGTCATAAGAAGTTGCTAACAGGGTTATTAGACTCAGCAGTACGACCAAATCTACTTACTAGGAACTCAGATGCTGGATTACGTATTCCATCACTAACAATAGGTATATCAATAGATTCTCCAGGTGTCTCTGTTGGTGGCAAGACTAATGCTTGTTGAATCATTGCCTCCATCTGTTGACCTAGATTACTACTTCTAACTTGACCAGCAGCAGTCTTAACACTAGCCATCATATTCTGTAAGTTTCTACCCATACCTTTAGCAGCAGGAATAGCAACGTGCTTAGCTGCTAGTGCAGCAGGTGCGTTCTGTATGTAAGTTTTTGCAGCAGTTTGAGCAGTATTTTGCATTAGATTTACAATTCCACCCATACTTCTCTGTGGTTTACCAACCGATAGTGGCATACTAGCACGTGCATTAACAAAATTAGATACATTAACCTGTCCACCAGTAGAGAAGCCAGGAACCTTGTATCCGTGTGCCTTTGCTTGAACTGCTTGTCTCTTAGTTAAACCAGGATCTCGACGGGTGTGTGGTGTGTCAACGGGTATGACAAAGCCACCTGACGATCTCTTTGCAACATACTCTGTACCGTGACCTATAAAGTCAACACCCTTACCAGTCAATGATACTGGATAACCAGACTGAGGACCGTGTATCCAACCACCCTTACTCTTCTCAGGTAGTTTGAAATCCATATTAAATGGAACTATACCACCAATAGATCTCCAAGGTACTATCCCACCTTTACTCTTCTCAGGTTTATTCTTATTCTCTTCAGCGTTTTTCTTCAATTCATCCATCTCACCGCCTTTAGGCACTAGCTTAAGGAGAGCTGTAAGACCTTTAAGCATTAATATTAAAGGACCAAAGACAAGTTTACCCATAATACCAGCAACCTTTTCAATGAAAGGCATATTCGCTTTCAACCCATCAACAACTTTCTGCATAACAGGTCCAAGTGCTTCAAATACCTCCTTCACTGCATCCTTCAATGGTTCCATAAGTTTATTAAACCATTCCATAACAACACCAAATACATCCTTGATTCCATTGAGGAAATCACCAGCGATAGGTCCTAAGAACTTACCAACGTTCTCACCTAAGAAACCACCAAGTGCAGATCCAATGATACCACCTAGGGGTCCTAGGAACTTAGCACCAATCTCACCACCTGCTAATGCACCAGTTGTCTTACCTAATGCTGCACCACGAGCAGCTCCTTCCCTATCTTCTTCTGCTATTGACTCATCATTCTTAACTCTTTGATATGCCTCAACACCTTGTCCTAATGCTAGTGATGCTCTACCCAGTACAGTTCCACCAAGGAACTTACCTAGGTTCATAATACCACCACCAACCATCTGGAAGACACCAGTGATACTCTTAATAAACCCTACAGGATTCAGTAAGAAGGCTAAACCAGCTAAAGCACCACCTAAACCAGCGATACCTTGCAGTTTCTCCATAGCAGAGTTACCTTCACCAAACGTCTTCTCCCAGTTCTCACCAACCCAGTTGGCAAGCTTAGTGAATATATTAACTAAACCATCCCAAATCTTTTGTATTCGTTCAAATGTCTTAGCAATATTCTCTCTATTCTTAGGATCACTCAACCAATCCAAAGCCTTGTACATCACAAGACTCTTGAAGAACTTCATAAGATTCCCTAAGAATCCCATTCCTCCTCCAACAATCTTCGCTACTGTCTTACTATCATCCTTACCACCCTTATCTGCTTCTAACTTATTCTCTCTACTAGCATCTGATGCTAGACCTTGTGCTCTCTTTGCTCGTTCAGCAGCATTCTTTTGTTGATTCTTTATCTCCTTTA